CCTTTATAGCTTGCATAGGCTTGCACCCATTTAATGTACTTCCTGCTGTCAAGGTCTTTGAAGCCATTAGTATCTGCTTGAAATGCCTCAAATGATGCTTTGTTGTAGTGTCTAACATCCAATGCTATATTCCCATCCATCACAAAGTCATAGAATTCCTTACAGGTGTTTTGGATAAACCTCTTGGCATCCGCATTGATGGATATACTCCTAACCAATCCATTCTGCAGGTACATCTGTAGGTTACTGAGCATGTAGTTATCAAAATGAGCCCATTCATCCTTTGACCATTCATCAAATAGTAGTTTACCATATTCATCCTGTGGATTGCGTTGACTATTAAAGTACTGAAAGAACTCTATTTCATGCCTCCTCCTGTCATGGGATGTACCTGCACCACTAATCACATAGTTGGTGGTGATGACTATTTTAGGGCTTCGTTCAAATGGGATGTATATCTCATCCTTGTTTTTTCTGTTGACCGGAATACCCTCAGTGATCAGTGAAAATAACTGCTCAAAGTCAAAGTGTTTTTTCACATCATCAAATGCAAGCACCTGAGTGTCCATGTTGACCCTCTGATACACAAAGTCATTCTTAGATGGGTTGTATGCCTTGCCATCTATCTTTATAATCTTGCGGATATTCCCGATGGCTGTCAACATCAAGCTCTTACCACTGCCTCCGTTAGGGTTATCATCAATCTCTTGGTCATTAAAGATAATTGCCTTTTGGTCAGTCTTATCTTTGAACGTGTGGATGAGGTACCCAAGGGTTGACTCCATTGCCTTAATCCGTTCACTATCCTGGGCAGATACCTTGTGTACAAAATCCTGAAAATTGTTATCATGAGATGGCAGTCGTGTAAAGTTTCTTTTAATGATTTGTTCTTTCCAAATGTACCCATCAATATCAATGTAGCTCAGTAGCTCTACCTTGTCCTTGGTTACCTGGACCACCCCATTGTTGAATGGAATATAACTAACATACCTGCTGTCCTGTAGTATTCGCATCTCAATGGACTCAAGCATGTTCAGGTGTGACTCAGTGAAGAGCTGAGCACTCTTAGCACAGTGATTGTACACGTCAAGCTCACCCTTAGCAAGGCAGTACTTGAGTACAAAGTCCTTTATCAGCTCCACTGAGCTCTCAGATACCTTGTTCTCTTCAATGTACACATAGGTAGGCTTGTTACTCCGTTCAGGATAGTACTTAGCAAAGCCATGCTTGTGCAGAAAGATAGCATAGTCATGCGGCACGATAGTAATTTTCTTACCATCTGCTTGCCAAAAAACGTCATCAGAGTTCTGCACCTCCTCTTTCACTGACTCAATAATACTACCACTCACCCCTAACTGCTTTTGGATGTCTTCATCCTTGACCCCCTCCTTAAGTTTGACCTTTACCTTGTTAACGGTGTAGGTATCTTCAAAGTATTTAGTGTTAAAATTGCTACTCTTGTATGCATTCTCTACGGTGTAATTGATTTCATTAGCTGTAAAGTCCTCCTGTGCATATTGGAGCAGGTAGTTTTTAGCAGCATACTTATCCACCCCATACTCACACATGGTACAGGCCACCTTAAAGGTCCAATTGTTTCTGCCCTCTTCAAACTTACCATGGTTAAACTTCAAAATTAACTCAATGATACGGTCCTCATTAGCAATGGGGAGTACTGCAATCTTCTCAGACTTGTGGTAGCCTTTATCATCGGTGATACCTGGGAACACCTCGCAAAACTCATTGAGGTATGCATCCGGATCGTATGACTCAAAGCATACCCTTGACACATTGCTGTTGGCTACATCAAAATAATCACTTTGAATGTACTCTTTGTATGCTTCAAACCTCCTCTTGTGTTCAAACTTGTCAGACTCAGGTGTACGGATAACTACCTTAAGTCCATTACCTGATGGAGAAGTGAACATGATGTACACATACGGGCAATCCATTAACCTCTTGCGTTCTGCTGCCATGGTCTTAGCATCAGGGTACTTGTCAAAGTCCAGGACACAAAGACCTGAGTGCTTTATCAGCCCATCATCTTTGCGTTCAGAGAATATACCATTGAACATGATGGCCTTGAGTTGCATCTTGCTGTCAGTGTCACCTGCTCGGAGTTTCTTAATCTTACTAATCAGCTCGGGGTTTCCTTGCTTTATTCTGTTGTACACTTCTATTGCCTCAAGTGTGAAAGGTGTCTCTTTGGAGTTAAACAAGCTCCTGAAGACTGATATTTTAGGGTTGAACATAGGTTGCAAATATAAATAAAAGACGATAAAAGACAATTTGTGACGATGTTTTTATTTTATCGTCACGGCTATAAACTAATGTGGTATTGGTTTTCAGCTAAAGCGTGACGATAAGACGATAAATTTTCCAGAACGCTAAATTTTTTAGTGCTCTATTTTTTAAGACCCCTATATAAGAGAACCGTCCCATCGTCACACTGTCACAAAAAAGAGGGAGCCTAGACCCCCTCCCCCATATTAACCCTTAAAAAATTATGGTCCTCAAAGATAGACACAATCTCGCTTGTAGTCATCTTGTCTTGGAACTTTGTTAATAACTTTGGTGGGATATTTCCTGTGATTGTGACCCTTGCCTCTTCGTCACACATCGGCATAATACTGACATCAAAGATGTTTATATCGTCACGCTTTTGCTTAATCAGCTCAGGCAATGGGTGAATATACTTCATGTACCTCTCATCTTTTTTACCATACCAATACTTGTGTTCTTTCATGCCATGAATAACAGAGCTGTGGTCTCGGTTGAAAAATTTACCGATCATGCTGTATGTCATGTGCCGGTAGTTGTACATATAGTTGTACAGGTAGTACCTCTTGTAGGCAGATGTTTCTATCCTGCTCGGGGTGTTCAGTTGGTAGTCCAGGATGATATTCACCAGGTCCTCATTCTGTAGCTGTGTGAGCTTGAATACTGTCTCATCTATTTCTCCTCTCATAGCTCCTCTATTTTATATCCCCATTGCAGGTACTGCTCTAAGGTCTCGGGTTGTTCATTCTCTTTGTATGGGAAGTTTAACTGATAAAGAAAGTTTTTCTCATCTGTACCCATGTAGCACCATGTGCCACCCTCAGGCTCTACTGTATCTTCAAGCCACATTCTGTAGTATTTTACGTATTTCATGCTTCAAGTCTTTTAGGGTCATTAACTCCTTTGAACAGGTTGCTTGTAGTGGCAATCATGCCGGTTGCTTTCATAAAGTCAACCTCAGCCTTAGCACTGTTAATCACAGAGTTGGATAGGTTAGATATTGCCTGTGCCTTTTCTACCTCAGTAGCAAGTTGTTCAGGTGTTAGCTCATCATCATTTAATCTCTCGAGTGCTGCAAAGAGGTGATCACGTAGATCATTCATTCCATTTCTAGCCATTTTGTTTGTTTTTTATGTGTTTGTTTAATTTAGCTTTAAGTCTGATTACTTTTTTCAGGTCATCAGGGAACCTGTGTAGTGTGTTACGGTTAGCATTCTCAGCCATTGGAATGCACTCAAGGTTAGATAGATCTAAGTTCATGGTGTTACCATCAATAAACCGTACAATGTGCTTTGCAGGGATGGGTCCATTGGCCTGTTCCCACATCCATCTATGAGTTAGCACCCATTTGCTATCTGCTAGCTTGCTGTAGTAGTACAATCTACCGCTAGTATCTTTGCGTATGCTCATGGCATTGTCCTCTTTGGTGTTGTGAGGCTTTCTACCTGGCTTGAACATGGTCTTGGCCGCATTGGTTAGCAGTAAATTAGGACACTTTTTGCCCTCGTTCCATGGTTTACGGCCTTTCTCAAACCTTGTGGCATATCCTGCCTCCAATACCTTAGCTCTGTTAATAGCTTTCCTAACCTTTGGGTCTTTCTTTATCCCTCTTTTGTACGTTCTGTTGTATACCTGGGTAACTGTCAACCCGAGATAGTCACCTAACACCTTGGCAGGGATGTATGGGTAAAGTATTTCTAGTATCTTATCCTGTCTCATATCTTCTCAATTACAAAGTGTCCGTAAACGTGAGTACCTGCTGTCCTGAATTGGTTGAGTTGCCAATAGCAGAGTGCTTTGGTTGGGAATTCGTAGCTCTCTGAGAGCCTTTGTTCGTAGTAGTACAATAATCTATACATGAGTTCTTACATTTTAAGTATTCTAAATATAGGGAGGTATTAAAGGAGCCTCCCTTGTCTCCTGCAAATGACTGATTGGACCACCATCTAGCCATCTCTGAAATATCTCTAAACATCATACCTCCACGCATCTTCATCAAAGTCATCTTCAGGATGTTGCATATCTTCAATAAGTGTCGTCTCTTGGATACACCAAATAATCTCTTGTCCTAGCTGATTAAGTTCTACATCTGTGAGGATATAGTCAAGCTCCACCTCTCCTACTACCTGAGTTGCCATAAAGTCACTCATTTCTACATCAAAGTCCACCTCTGTAATGTTAGTGATTTCAAACTCACAGCTCCCATGCACATCTTTGAAGTCAAAGTATGCTCTAAAGTTTTCTATACTTACTTGCATATCATAAAGATTAAAAGTTGATAAATAATAATAGGAAGTACTGCCACGAATAGGGCAGAGAAAATGTCATCAAGTAGTTTATTTTTCATCGTTCAAGTTTAATCGGGTTAATAATTCATCCATTACCATCCATTCTCTGAATGCATTTTGAGTAGCTGAATCAGTTGCACCGAATGCATCTCTCATCTCTACATAATTTGCCCATAATTCCTCGGCATACTGTTTAATTGTGTCTGTCATAACTAAATTTTTAAGTGTTAATACCTGACAAAGATATAAAAAGTTTCATATCTGCAATACATTTTGCACAAAAAAATTTAATTTTCCACAAATTTAAGATAAGGAACCCACATTATAAGGGGATAATTGTGGTGAAAATCACATAAAATTAAAGGAATAACGTGACAATCACATTATAATGGGTAATAAAAGGGATAAACTACTGCAGTTATGGGTGCTATAAGGGGATAACCTTAAGAGATATTTTTCTTTCGGGTGTAAAGATACTCCTGATACTTAGTGAATACCAGGTGATTTATTTTGTTGTGCTTTTTACAGTCTCTACATACTATCCAATGGTGTACAGTTCCTGCAGCTGTGACCACTTTCTTATTGTACCGGTAGTTAGTACCACCACATTCAGCACATTCGTACTTATCACCGCCATGTTGCACAGCATAGTTGTGGTTAACTAAGGCATAGCTGTTAAGTTTCTCGAATACTGCCTCAAGGACCTGCACATCCATCTTGCAATACTCCACCATCTTATCAAGGGCCTCCTGGTCCTTTCTAAATACGATGTCTTTCCACAGGTCAAGGCCTCCTGTCTCCATCTTAGCACCTACCTTGAGGAGCTTAGCAATGTAGTCTAGTTTATTTGAGTTAAAATTGAAGTATCTTTTAGCCCATTTAAGCGTGTCTATGGTCTTAGGGGATGGCATAACACCAATGCCATGAAATAAAGCCCTTGTGCGTATCCATTTAAGGTCAAACCTATCCCCATTATGAGCTACAATCTCATCAGCTTCATGCAGTACCTTGACAAACTGCTCAATCATTTTCTTATCACTCTGACTTTTGGACCATGTTAGGCTGTGTATCTCCTCCTCACCCTCCCATTTGTAGCAGATGCAGATGATTGCCCGTTCATGAATGATATCACCTGGGTTGATGGTTAGGTTGTATCCTGTTCTCCAGAACACTCCGACATTGAAAGAGGTCTCAATGTCATAAAATAGTCTTTTTCTCATCTGTTCAGTTTACTGAGTACAGCACCCCATGCTAATCTAAGAATATAAGGGATGGCAAGCCCTAGCCAAAACGGCCACCATAGTGTTCTGTACTTGACTACCTGTTCTGCCTTGGCAGTTTTGTAGATAGTCTTACCTCGTATCTTTTCAACCTTTGTTTTGTACCTGTACTCAATCCTTGTTTGCCATCTAGTCTTAGGTACATACACATTATTGAACTTTATTACCGTATCGCGATACGCAATAAACTTTTCCCAAAAGATAGTATCATTCTGTACTATTGGGAATGAGTCAATGGTAGTGATGCGGATAGTGTCACTATCCTTGACCACTTGCAATCCATTCTTTAGTGCTTTCTTGTAATGCCATTGAGCTCTCTTAGGAGCTGAGCAGGATAGCAGAATGAGTATAGGTATTAGATATCTCATAATGCCTGTAACATTGCAATCATTCTAGGGCATGGGTAAATATCACTCTTATCTTTGCGTACACTGTTATGTGTGTAGATCCCTGCAGTACCTTTGAATGCCTCTTTGTCTATTGCAAATATCTCTGACCGGTAAGTCTTAGGAATGTCATAGGTCTCGCACAGGTACTCCACCAATTGTCGAGTGCTTTCAATTTGCTCATCCGTATATTTGTACCATAGCACATGACCCTTGTATGGCTTATCTAAGATAGTGACCATTGATGGGTCCACTACTCCCTTGACATAGTTGTAGTACTTGCCATCCTTGAGCTTCAATGGGCCCCAATTGCAAATTTCAATGCCAACAGATAGCTTGTTTAGGTTAAGATACTTGAGGCCATGTACTGCAAAGTCCTGACTATCTATGCCTAGATGGTAGGCCCAATGCTTGGAGCTGAAACATTGTACAATAGATCCTTTCTCACCCACTACAAATGCGGTTGCAATCCTATCTCCGTTGCTATTCCACCACCTAGATACAGCTACGGGGTTCCCGTTGCCTGCTGTGTGATGTAAATAGATTTGTTTCTTAGGAGACTCTTCCTCAAAGTATTGCCCCTTAGATAGGCGTTCCTGAAATATCTTGGTCGTGTCTAATTTCATCTACCTCTTTTTTAATATCCTTAGCCCTTGCAAATAGGTTCTTCATTGCCTGCCATAGGTCAAGGCCTTTCACTGCTTTGTAGTTCTCGTTTATGCTCATCACCTCAATTGATACCAGGATAAGTGCAAGTATTTTAGTGAGCATGAGCTCCACTGAAAAGAACTGCAGTATGATGTTATTAAGTATGAATTTATCAATCATGTAGAACAAAATAACAGTTACCTCATACAGCAACATCTTGCTAATGATTGCACTCAACCCTCTGCTTGTGATTGGCACCTTGTGCTTAATGCTCTTCCATACTCCTGTTATCGTATCCAATGCAATCACAAACCCCACAAGGAACAATAGCCCTGATATTGGCATTAGAAATGTAGAGATAACAGCTAACAACTTAAACCAATTGACCTGCATGGTAGCAAGTAGTATAGAGAGCTGTGTCTTCATTATAAGATAAGGATGCTGTTATTGTATCCGTTCTCAAGGAAGTTGCCACACATACCTGTACAGGTAGTTTGATATTGATTGATGCATGAGCAGTGATTGAACATAGGCCGTAGGTCAGTGTCCATGTTAGTGGTACTGATAAAGATAGGGAACAGGTTGCGGTTAGCTAGGAGCCATCTAATAAGACGTTGCTCAAAGAATGAAGCTTTCTGTGCATAGTGCTCCATGCCAAATGCTACCTCTGAACGAGATACGCTTGCAGAATAATCTCCGTTTTGAGTCTGAAGTCCTTTGTTTTTTAGCTGATACGTCAACCCAAATACAGCATCTTCTGCACTCCTCCATGCAATGACAGGCTGAATGAACTCAACTAGATCTATTTCATCTGGTGTAAGCGTTTGATTGTTGTAAGCTGTCAACATGTGATTGTAGAACGTGGTGCCCAGGATAGGCTGTATCCTTAGTGCTGATTGTGTAGCTATGTATGGGGTTACATCAGTCACATCCACATTGGCTGTAATGGGTGTGTTTGTTTTTAGGTAGGTTTCGGTAATGAAATACAACATTATACAACAGGTGTTTGTGCTGCTGCATTGGCAGCCGCTTGTGTAACATCTCCACCCTCTACAGGAGCAAGTGAAGCAAGTGCTCTAATCTCGTTTATGGTCATGGTCTCAAGTACTTTGGTAGCTACCAATGGACTCAATGTGTTCAATGCATCATTAGTCTTAGAGCTCTCACCCTCAAGCTCCACAATGGTCTCGTTAATGATCTGAAAGTTATTGATTGTAAACTCCGCAGGGATGCGGGCAATAGTCAAGAGCTCTTGAAAGATAGTTGTGACTTGTTGACGTAGCTCCATCACTACATTCTTTTCAAAGATAACATAAGCCTGCTTGATATCGGACCCATTGCCTAGTGCTCCTGTGGTACGGATACCCATGAGGATAGGGTCAATGGTATGGCTAAAACATATCTGCTCAGTATTCAATGCAGATGCCTCATGGAATAGCTTGTCATTGGCATTAGTTGGTAGGCTTTCAATCTTTGGAAGTTGGTCCGCTGAGTTAGCAAAGAATGCCACAGCTTTACCTGCATTGGCTGCCCCCTTGAGGCGGTCAATAGTTTCCTTAATCATGTGTTTTTCCTCCTCAGACTGTGGTCTTTTAGGGAACATCATAGCAAAGGATGGGAACACACTATTTTGAATGTTACTTTTTGCAAAGTACGACAGTTCGCCCGAGAGAAACGCAAAATTAAGTGCCGATGTATAGGTAGGTAGTGGATAGTAGTCCTGCCCAACTGACTTAACCTCGTAGCAATATAGCTGAATTTCATCCGTACAGGTGATGTGATAAGGCTTAATAACCTCCGTATCTATCCTGGTGCTCCAATCATCAGACAAATAGTAGTATCTTTTGCATGGTGATACCCTTACTTTCTCAGGTGATACGTTCTCAATCTTAATGAGCTTTCTTTTTTCACCAAAATACAGCTTGAAATATACTCTATTGTGGATGATTAACTGCTTTGTAACAGCCTTAACAGTGTGTTTTAAGTTAGCTTTCTTTTCAAAGCTATACATCTCTAGTTTTTCCTGTGGTGTAAGCTTGTCAGTGGTAAGGTTAAACCCTCCACCAATCACAGCGTTGGTCTTAAAGTCCACAATGGCTCCGTGTAGGGGTGAGCTGTAGTACATTTGATTGAGCATTTCAGGATAAAGGTTGCCCTCCCCAAATCTCACCCATGACTCCTGAACGTATCTACCATTGATGTATGGAAGTGTCAAGTTACCTCTCCCTACCGGTAGGAATGGGGTGCTAAATGATTGATAGCCCTCTACCATTTCGGGGCCTTTTGGTTTGCTGTTAAATAGTCTTTCGTACCAAGCCATAGTTAGTCATATATTGATGTACCTGCAGGACCACTCACTACAAGCCTACCCTCTTCAATAACTACTCCTGTAGTTTGTGCTATTGTCAAAGGCAAAACAAATGCAGTTGAGCTCTCATATACCTGGTATGTGTACTGACCTTTCAAGAGTGTTATATCTGTAGGCTCATCAAGAGTAAACAGATTGTATCTTTCAGGGTAAGCACTTGTATCAGCAGATGTGAAGAGCTGTGGTGTGCTTGTGGTATTCATTTCATTGGTGAACACAAATAAGTAGTGTGGTGTTGTAACCGTAGTGACCTCTGAGAGGGTCAATACAAACTGATTAATAACACCTTGATCTAAGTATATCACACCTATATTAATTTAGGTTTGTCAAATGTTCATAAAAAAAGCCCCACCATGTGGCAGGGCTCTAATATAGAGAGGCAGGATTTTATACGATAATACCAATTGCAGCAAGTGCAGTAGGGTCAACCTCGTATGCTAGGTACTCATTCTCAGCTACCAAAGTAACAGAGTATTTAGAACCATCAGCACGAGCTGTTCCTGAACCCTCACCTGTAGCAGATACCTGTAAGTATGGGAAGTACCAAAACTTACCATTAGCATCCAATACTACTGCAGCTAGGTATTGCTGTCCTGAACCTAAGATTTTAATAGCACGAGACTTGTCAGCCTCTCTGCGGTGGAACATTAGGTTAATAGTTTGAGTCACAAAAGAGCTACCATTGACCAAGTCAATAGTGCTATCCTCAGTGAAGTTAGAAGTGTTGCGTTTAATGTAGTAGTTTTCAAACAATACAGGAGTAGTCTGAAGAGTGATAGCTGTGATAGTCCAACCTGTACCCGCTGATGGGTCTGTTGGAGTAATAGAAGCTATCTCATCTTGTTGGTTAATCCAAATACCGTAAATACCACCACTGTTATTGTCGCATGATTTTAAGATGGCTTCAAGAGCTTGACAAGACATAGGTTAAAAGTATTAAAGAGCCCCCTTGGTAGAGGGCTCGTGATTAATTATTAAGAATAGAATACGATCTCCGCAGGGTTAACAAAGTTAAAACCAACTTTCATGTTAGCACGTGTACGGATGTAAGGCTCAGCTACAGTGTCAGCTAAGTTAACAGCACGTAGGTCAGAAGAGTCACCCTCAGCATCAAATGCATAGATAAGGTTATCTTTCAAAGTCCATACAAAAGTGTTGTTAGACATACCTGGACAAACTACGATTTTGATACCTAAGAAAGTCAAAGACAAATCCTGAGTGATGTATGCTTGAGTGTTACCTGCAGCAACTCCTAAACGGTAGATGTTAACCAATTGAGTAGGCATGTACAATCTTAAGTCAGCTGTACGAGTAGCAATAGTTGCAGGAAGTAAAGCAAATGCAGCAGACAATGCAGCCTCAAGAGCTGTAAAGTTAGCAATAGCACCTGTACCACCATTGATAACACCTGAACCTGGAGCACCTAACAACTTCTCATAACCATCACACAAAGCAAGTGTAGGGTTTAATGAAGCTGTGTCACCTTGCCAACGGATTGACTCGATGTCACCATTGATTTTGTTAGCCATCTCACCCCAATAGAAAGACATGAAAGATGGAACAGAGAAATCTCCGTTAGATCCTTTGCTCATTTGAAGAGATAAGAAAGATTGCTCTAAGTCAAACTGACAAATCTGAGCCATTGCAGACAATGCACAAACGTCAATCTCTTTCGCATCTAAGTCATCATTAGGAGCTGAGAAAGAACAGCTAGATGGTTGTAAGATGTTACCGAAAGTAACAGTTGCTAATTTAGTTTTGTACTTGATACCTGGCAAAGCTCGGTAGTTATCAGCAGTATCCTCAGACAAATATGCCTTAGAATAGAATGCCTCAGGGTTTGCAGCCAATAAGGCTGTTGGGTCGATTTGCAAATCGAATTTTAATTTACGCATGATTATTTGTTTATGAATTTGTTTACACTAGAAAATCTTTGCTGTGCACTCATGGCCACAGCCTCACTCACCACCTCATCCTCTACCTCTGCAGATAGGATCTCTTCAACTTGGTTTCTCAAATCTGCAATCATAGCCACTACTGCATTCATGTGCTCATCCATTGCAGGCTTAACGATAGCAAGGATAGCCTCTGCATCAAGCACAGGGTCAACTGCCATTGTCTCTTCTTGTACTGTCTCTTCTTCGACAACAGTATCTTCTAGGGCTACTTCCTCGGAAGCCTCTACTTTTTCAACCTCACGTATCTCAATAATCTCTCCATCTTTTACAACGTAGATTTTATCCTCGATAGTGTGTTCTCCATCAGGTAACTTGTTCATGTTTATATTATTTGTTTGTTGCTCTTTTAACTTCATGCCAAGGTACCCCTCAATAGAGAAGCCTATCTGCTCTTGTGATACTAGCTCAGCGTAGTATTCCTTATCAGTTACCTGGGCCGTCACCATCAATGTGCCCTCCGGTACTTCAATACCAAATGATGAATAAGCCTTGTCCTCCATTGGAGTATCTACTATCCATGCCTCAAGGACATAAGCAGGTACAGTCTTAGATTGGTCATGCTCAAGATTAAACAAATCTCGGTTAACCATCTGCTGCATGAATTTACCATGTATCTTCTCAATCTCCTCCTTAGTAAACTTGACATTGTACTCCTCTTTGCTATCCTCATCAAAGCGGTAAATTTCCATAGGTATCAAAGCAGGTGCAGTGATACGGTACTTTAATTCATCTGAGAAAAACAAAGGCTTAGCCTGTGAGCTGAATGCCATCCCCTTAACTTTGATTGCAGGAGTAGCTGTGAAAGCTATCTGCTCAATGCCAAGGTCCTGACCATCTTCTGCATACTCAGGGTCAATGGTTATCTTGTAGGTAGGAATGTTTTTAGAAGCCATACACCTATATTAAAAAAACTCTATATTTGTTCAAAAATTAGAACATGATAACTATCTTAAATAGGGAGATCCCTAACCAAGTAGATGAGCTCAGCATTGAGCAATTTGAAGCCATCACTGATATTAACAATGATCCTAACCTTGACCCCATTGATAAGCACCTCAAGGTGTTCGCTTACCTTGGGATACCTGAGTCTGAGTTCTGGGATTATGATGTGGCTGACTTCATTGATATTGTTAAAAACTTTAACACAATGGAGCAGAAAGATTTTCCTGTAGTGGAAGAGCTTGAGCTTGAGGGGTACCTATACAAGGCACAAATGAGGTTAACTGTACGTGACACCAAGATGATTGAGAAGATTGCACTGCACAAAGAGAAAGGATATATCTCTGAAATGTTAGCGGTGATGTTCAAACGGGAGGACCTTACACCCACTGAGCACTATGCAGATGCTCACATCAAGCAGAAATCTAGACTTATCAGAAAGATTAACGCATCAATAGCTCTACCTTATCTCATGTTTATTGCAGAGAAAATTGCTAAACAAGTAAAGAATGCACCTACCCAATCAGTGGAGCCAAGTAACGCTTGAGCAATACATTGAATTCAGTAAGATAGACAAATCACAGGGAGCCTACTACTACAATAGTGAGGCTCTCTCTATCTTGTTAGATGAGCCCATTGAAATCATTGAGGACATGGATGTGGATGAGATGAGTGAGCTTGTCAAAGCCAATCAATGGTGTGCCTCTGAACCATCTAAGAGATACAAGCATGAGGTGCTTGGGATGAAGTTCAAACCATTCAACAAGCTTACCCTCTATGAGTTCATTGACCTGGACTACTACTTTACTGATAACTACATCACTAATCTTGATAAGGTATGTGCTATCTGCTACCGGCAAAGCAAGGTTAATGAATGGGGTGATGAGGTCCTTGAGCCGTATGAGTTTGACTGCACCATTAGAGCTGAGCGGTTCCTTGACCTACCCATCACAGATGTGTATGGCATTGTGCATGAGTTCCTCAAGTACAGGGATACATTCCTTAAGAACTATGAAAATCTATTCACAGGTGAAGTGGATGAGAACCTCAGTGAGGAGGAACGCAGGGAGCTAGATCCTGAAGAGGTCAAAGAGATAGAGCAGGAGCAGAAGCTTGCTAAGTGGTCATGGGAACAAACCATCTACGGCCTTACCAATGGGGATATAACAAAGAGTGAAAAGGTAGGAGCACTACCTCTCATCTATGTGTTCAATATCCTGTCAATGAAAAAAGAGTTAGACATCTAACGGGAAGCCAGGTGTAAATCCTGCAGGAGGGTCAACTGCCTCAAATGTGTACACAATTCTTTGCTGTCTTTCAAGCACCTCAACAGCTTCTATTAATGGATACTTTTTAGTTAACCATTCAGTGTACTGCCTGTATATATCTGCAGTGATACCTGCGTTGTTAAGCTCATCTGTAAACTGTGCCACATAGTCACGAGGGGTGATCACTCCACCATTCCAAAGAAACGCACCATTGTTAAGAAAGATAAAGTAGTACATGGCTACTATCTGTATCTCCAATTTTTGGAAGCCTGTAATCTTAGCATTGATACGGATACTTTCTACAAGTGTACCCTCACCATCTACAATGTCATTCCTAAGTATTCTCTTGAGTATTGTAGCCATCTTTCTCCTAGTAGGATATAGCACATTAAACTCCCCTGTGTTTGCGTATCTAGCCATTGATTAATTCTTTATATATATCCATTGTATCATCTACTAGAATGGTACCCTTATCCGTTTCTACATTTATCTGAGTATCACTAAGCACTTCAATGGGTCCTGTGATGGTGTACTCTATGTCGTTGTAATTAAATTTAATCATACTTTAGAACACTTAATTTTAACGTCTTAGTTACATCTAGCGTTGTTGAGTTATATAATGCTACAAATAAATAATTATCCACTGCAGGATTAAAGGTTATTGCCGCTGTAGTTTGCGATGTATAGTCGTGAAAATTAGCTGCACTTACAGGGATGGTATATAAAACTGATGTGCTATAATGGGGGTCACGCATGATGTGTGTAAAAGTGTTGTTTGATAAAGTAGGTGACTGCCCTATTTGTAGTGAACCTGTTATGGTATTGCTTGTATTAATACCTAAACGAGCTATACATGTACCCGTTCCTGATATCTTTCTGATTTTTGCTCTAATCATTAAATTTTGACCTTCCGATATTGTACCTGCAGGTATTAATACAGAACCCGAAATAGTACCTGTTGTAGTTCCGGATACAGTAGCTCCTACTGAACTACCTATACTTGTTATTCCATTAATGCTAACATTACCACTACCTAGCAATGAGTTGCCATTCACTGTCTTTATGTTAGTGCCTGATACTAGAGTATCCTGCTTAGCATTCAATGCAGTTTGCAAATCAGTCTGAGCTGATAGCGTTCCTGTGATACCTCCCCAGGATGCACTACCCCCACCACCTGATGCTGCAATAATCTGTGCCCCGGTAATAGCTGTGTTGACAGGTACACCACCAACAATAGAGGTGCACTCTATTAAGTCAGTAGGCTGTAGGTCACCGGTATGTGCAGGCAGGTTAGGTCTCCAATCCCCCCACCAATTAGTTGTGCTCATACCTATATTACTTTAAGCCTCCAAAATGTTTAGAGTGGTACAGCACAATCAGTCCAATCATTCACTGTCAGTGTGATGTTCATGACATAGCCTGCAGCGTAGTCAAGTAGATCATTGTTCAATGCCTGGAATGATGGTAGCCCTACCACGTCAAAGCTGTAGTCATTGCTATCCATGTAGTAAACATACAGGTCATTGAGTATCTGCTGTGTATCACTTAGGATAGTTATGATGTTAGCCCTATCTTTTTGGATGATGTCAAAGCAGTAGATGTCAAAGTTAAACTCACTTGTGTTCTCAGTAGGGTTAACTGCTACAGGAACCACGAACACAATAGGATACTTCTCATCCTTGGTAGCAAAGTTAAACAGCTGTTCCTTGAAGTCACTGCCTACTTTCTTAACCTGCTTGTGGTTCGTATAGAACAGCTCAATGTGATTGATGATTGCTTGTAGTGAGTTCATTATAATTCAGCGTTTTTGTTAATCTTATTAATCTTGTTCTGTACGTTGGTGACCTGTGTCTCAGATACTATAGCAGTCACGGTCATAGAGCTCTCGTTAGATGTGCCTCCTGCACTCATTGTACCTCCAGCATTAGCTGAACCAAACAGCTGTGCCGCCTGTGGTACCTGTTGTGCTACGTTAGTACTGCTAGCCTCTGAGCTACCACCACCACCACCACCTGATGGGGTACCGCTACCTCCTGATGTAAGTATCTGCTTTGCCTTAGCAATGTTGGTAGCAATCTGAATGATACCACTAGCAAACTGAGCCACACCTGCAAGACCTGCAGTAGGAGCATTCAATGGGTTAGCTTGTGATGCAGCAACTAGAGCAGATATAGCCTTTGCTGTGTCAATACCTATCTGTATCAATGCCGATGCCTTGTTGAACTTCTCTAGTTTCTTTTGGTCCTTGATAAGCATACCACCTACCTCACTAACTCCTGATACTATCTGCTGAGCAAAAGCTAGCTTAGCATCCCTTTCTTTTTGTGCGTTCTCTATCCTCTCAAGTGCATACTTTTTCTCAATAGCTTTCTTATCCTCTTCAAACTTAGCAGTGAGCTGTAGCTGTGCAGCTGCATTGTCACCTATGACCTTTCTATCTGCCTCAAGTTTTTCCTCAAGAGATCTAATATCTTTCTCTTGCTGTGTAGCGTTTAGGTTAAATATTAAATCATCTGCAGCTTTCTTAGCCACTGCTAACTTATCAGCATCTTCTTTTACTTTCTTAGCTGCCTCATCTGCATACTTCTGGTCAATGGCTGCCTTGTCCTTTCCAAGTTTATCAAGTAGTAGCTTTTCAAGTTCAGCATTCCCATTCGCTATCTCCATCTGCTTGTCAAACTCCTCAGTAAGTTTCTGCTTGTCATACTCAGCCTGTGACATGGTCAGCTTATTCATGAGTTCAAACTGTGCATCTTCTCTTTTTATCCTTTCCTCATTCTCCTTGTTAGCAATATCAGCAAGCCTCTTAGCTTCAGCCTGTGCTGCTTTTATCCTAGCTTCACTTTCTTTCTTATGAGTACCTGTTTTCTTTTGCTGTGATTTGTTTGTTATCTCGTTATCTTTCTCTAGCTTGAGTGCTGTCTTAATTGACTCTTCAGCCTCTTTTTGAAACATCTCAGATATCTTGTTTTGTCTCTTCTCCTCCTCTTTTATTCTTTTTTTCTGCTTGTTTTCTATTGTATCTCCTAAGTCACCAACTTTCTTATCTATGATGTCATATACTCCACCAAAGACTTCAGTAGCTACCCTGTTCTTTTTCATCCATGAAGTCAACTTGTCTGCTGAAGTTGTTTGGTCTTTAGTCTTTGCTGTGATTGCCTTAGCATCTGCCTCTGCTGCTTTCTTAGCAAACACCTCAGCTCGAGCTCTTGCCATAGTAGCCTGAATGTATGCCTCAGTCTTAGATACATACAATCTTTCAGCTTCAGCTAATGTACTGGCTGCACCAAAGGTATCACCTAGCTTAGCGTTGTACGTAGCAAGTGCCTCCTCCTTAGAAATCACTCCTTGCTTAGCCAAGTCAAATGCTGTAGCTACCTCATTAGTTACTAGCAATACATCAGCAGTACTCTTCTCTACTGCCTCATTGGCTGCAGTGTTAGCCTCTTGCATAGCAACAAATTCCTCAGACTCTGCAGCAGCTATACCTAAGCTCGCACCAAATTCCTTAATAGTTTCAATCAATGCATCAAACACAATGCCTGCTGCCTCTGCTGCCTGGTCAAGGTATCCTAGCTTATCCGCTAACATCACAGTGATGGCAATAACTCCTGCAATGACTGCAGCAATAAGATAGATGGGGTTAGCTAATAGGGTCTGACCTAATGATAAAAATGCTTTACCAATTGAGCCTATAGTACTTGTCAATCCTTTGAATGCCTTGCTAATATCATCAGGCTTGATGTTACCCATTGTCTTAGCAAAGACTGCAGCTTTCTGAGATGCACCCTCAAAGTCTAAGCTCATAAGGTCACCCTTGATAGCACCAAAGCTGTTAGATACTGCCTCAAACTTGGAGCCTGTAGCAAAGACAGCTACCTGTTCATTGGCATCTTTTATTTGGTCCTTAAGTTCACCTGCACGCTGTGCAAGTTTGAGCATGCTATCAGAGTCAGTAGCATTAGCTATCTGACCTTGTAGGTCTCTGAGTTCTGCCTTGATGGCAGCAATGCCACCTATCTTTAATGGTATTTCTACTTCATTCATGTTATGGCTTGTAATATCTTATTTCAATAGTAGTGTTAATTAGGTAGTTATCTACAAAGCCTACCCCTATCTGTGTGGTATATACATCTATAGTATTATTTGTTGGCGTGTACTGAGCACTGATCACCCCGTCAAATGTTACGTTGTTAATCATTACCGTTAGCTCACTGCCTAGGATAGCACCTAGCTCCCAATTTTGTATGAAACCTAAATACTCTCCTGGGTTATTCCGTACCCATAGTATCTCTCCAAAGCTACCCTCTTTTACATCTGCAGTAGGGTCAGCTGTTCCTGTTTGGTTTAACACTGCTGTGTACTTGTAGTACGGAGGGTCAACAGGTATGCCGTTCATACGGCCCCTCACCACTAAGTTGTCAGTGACTATACCATCATCTTCAACGCTGTAGCCCTCAGTGGCCACCATTACTCTAAGTCCACCCGGTACAATGTTACCCCTGTTCACTACCTCACCCGATATACCACCACCATTCAGAACATTGCTGTTCATGCTCTTGGTCTTCACCACAGTGTGGTTGCCTACCTGCTGAATGGCAGAGATGTTTGGAAGCCCTACACCTGGTGTTGTACCTGCTATACCCCAAGGGTTAACAAATGGCATGAAGTCTACTTCATTGTCAATACTGATAAGCTCTACCTGTGTGAGCTGATTGCCATTGGCATTGTAGTCTATGACTCGGTTAATGTTCCACCATGAGTTATCAATTCTAATCTTATCATTGAGCTCCAAGGCTTGGATGTCATTCTCTTTCAGATTAAAGAATGCACTCAACATCTTACCGTTGTTTATCTGCCCCATGGTCCTCCTCCAATACCTGTTGTATAGGTTATTGTCAGTAAGGCTTAAAGGGGAGTAGTAGTAGAATGCACAGGTAGCAAAGTTGATGTCAAAGGTAGGGGTCAACGGATTATCAAAGTGACCAACATACGGGTAAGTGGTTACACCTTGCATACCTGTAGTGCCATAGTCATAGATGTGGAATGGAGAGCAGGTGCTCAATCCTATATCCGCTGTGCTGTCATACAGGATGCGTAGGTTAGTCTTAGGTGCCTGCCCTGCAATCATTGGAACGTATGCACCAAAGGGTGTCTTGATGATTGGAGTAGGTCCAAACAATATAGCCTGTGTAGTGATGTCCTTGACATACTCGTTATCAAAGACTACCTCTGCCTGTCCGTATATCTGATTGGTTGCATCCGTATAGGTTTGGTTAGGGCTGTCCTTATCAGGGCTGTATGTTAGGATAACTTTCTTACTCGTGAGCTCAGGGAGGAATGACAGTGACTGCTCTCTATCCTTGGCTAGCTTCAATGTCCAATCTACCTCTTTGCCTGCATCATAGTAGTCATCCCTGTGGATGAGGTTGAGCAGGTTAGGCTGTGACTTGTCTACCTCAGCATATAGGTTGTACATGTTGAAGATAGCTTTGATGTAGTCACTCTGCTTAATCTTACTAGGCACATAGTCATTCACATCAATGGTTCCACCAATAGCCACAATGTTATTGCTAGGGGTGATGCTGATGTTAATGCTAGTGATCACTGCCTGTATCTTAATCTGACCTGATGCACACACTGGTCCTGATGCTGAGCCTGTCCTCCACATTGGAGCTGATGCGTTTGTTACAGGTGTTGCTATCCTTGGAACCTTGATGGCTAGCCTACCTTGAGATAGCTGTGGTAAGTTCTGAGCAGTCAATGCCATGTTAGTCACTACAGTCTGAGCTAAGATAGTAGTGGTACCATTGGCCAATGTTGTAGGAGTTTGCACCCCATAGGTAACTATTGGGTTACCATTCAATGGTGCAGGGTTCGTGTATAGATTAGTAGTGAAACATACCACACCATTCTGAGTCAATACTAGCTGAGGCTGAAAGAATACAGGAGCAGATATACCTGCCATTCCTGCATACAACGTTACCCCTGATGTGTTAACTAGCCTTAGCTCATAGCTTATAGTTACACTGTAGTCATACTGCTGAGCATTCGCTGAGCTGATATTGAATGGTGTACTATACACACCTGTCAATGGGTTGTAGATGTTCTGAGGGTCCTCAGTCTCAGTCCATGCTGTTAGTGTCTGAGGGTTCTGAAATTCAGCAGCACCTGCAAAGAATGTACCGGTGTAGGTACTTGGTCCTGCTGTTGCCTTGACCGTGTAGTCAGCATAGTCAAAGTTATCAGTATCTTCATTGTATGGAATGATCAACCTGTCAAAGCGGTCATCAATCAACGTAGGCCAATTGTACTGAAAGCCTGAGTCTGCAAAGATACGGTCTAGGTAAGTCTTAGCAAAGATAGCAGGCTTGAATTCCTGTGTGCTGTAGAACGCATCACCACTACCTGGGAGGAAGTACTTGAAGCCATCTACCTCAGTGTTGTTAAACCTGTTCACTACATTGAATGCATCGTAGGTATGGTTGAGGTCACTGAAGTCTATATCGGTAAGCTCAAGGTTATTAATGGCTGTAAAGAAGTCAGCCTTGTTATCCTTGACCAATACCTCATACTCAACGTGCTCCTCATACCCATCAGTGAGTTGTACTTTCTTAACTGAGGTAAGCTGTAGGCTTGCATCCTCCATGACAGGAATACCATCCTGGATAACTGAACAGGTAGTCAAGGCATTGACATTGAATGTACCTGCAATGATGTTGACATCATAGTAATGGTTCAGCAGGTCGTTGTTATTCTTACTGCCTACCAATGTGATAGTCTTGGAGAAGTTACCCTTTCTCTGTGATATATCCCTGATGTCTCCTACCTGAAAGTTCAAGGGGAATGATGTACCCTCCTTTACCTCAAGGTAGCCTGTAGCTAGTTGTATCTTAACCATTCACCATGTCGTTGTTAGCAAGCTTAATAGTAATGCTCTGCTTAATTAGGTTCTTATTCCGTTGCTTGAATTTCTCAAAGGTAGAGGTCACAATGTTACAGCTCACATACTCAGTGCTTGCAGGTACATCACAGCTCTCATCATAGTTACTAATCTTGAAGTAGGTGTAAGGTGAACTTACAAGCTCAGTGAAGTACTGTGCCATCTGCTCATTCATCCAATTGGTATTCAAGTCGATGGTGTTCTCTACACTCACATAGCTGTTGATGTATCCTCTATCTGTGAGGTCATAGGTCCACTCACTTGAGTCAATGTATCCTGCTACATCTTGATTGTACTGCTCACGTGTCACGTTACCATTCTCATAGTATCTGCCTGTGAATGCAAAGCTACCCCATGAACCAAAGCGGTCCAGGAATATAATGCTGTACTCTTGGCTTTGTACTCTACGATCTATGTTCACTCGGTAGGGCTGTGTGACCTGATTGCCATTGTGCTCATAGTAGAATTCATACCATTGAGTGGTAGGCTTAATCAATGGCAGTGGTCCTGAGATAGGTGTCAGTGTGCCATAGTTGTTAGGACCTACTGCGTTCCCTGTTACGTGGTCAGTAGCTGATACGTTCTTTTCAAATATCTCAGCCGCATCATTGGTGAATATAATCTTGTGAGTACCTGGTCCTGGGCCTCCATAGACTGCGTTCATCCACAAGTCCTGAGACAAGGTAGCATAGAACTCCTGAGCAGGTAGTGTAGTAAGAAACTTATCAGATGGGGCTGTGAGGTAGTACTCTTGGAATAGGTAGCTAGGCCATTGAGTCCAAGGTATAGCACCATTGAACACATACATGTTTAGCTTAGTAGCTATGTCTCTTGTAATGGTTCTCCTCCCATCTGCATAGGTGATGTCACCATCCTTGTTGATGTTTACAATCTGAGACCATAGGCTATTAACTACGATGTATGTAGGGGTAGCTACAAGCACACTGAACAATCCCTCAAGGTTTGGATTGACTGCACCTAGTCCTGTCTGAGTGATGACTATCTGGTCACCCACTGCAAAGGTGTTAGCTACGTTTATCTGTACCCTCCCTGCATAGGGTGAAGTGGTGTACTGAGTTAAGGCCGATGTGTATGAGGTAGTGGTTAGGTACTCTTCACCTACCTTGACATCATACTTGTAGTGACTGTTGGGTGCATCGTACACCGTGGTGTTGAATGGGAATAGGTCAAAGCTTACCTTAGACTGCAAGAGCTTGCTTAGGTCAATCTCACCATAGCCTGTGCTATACATCGGGAGCACCCTGTACTCTGCTATCTTGTTGGCTGTGCCACTCTCATAGATGTCAAAGATATACTTAAACCCTCCAAGGTTTTTGTTGGTACTATCATAGATGTACTTGATAGGATTGTACGCAGGTGTTAATACCTGCGGTATAGCTTGTGATGTGATTGCCATACCTATATTATTCTAGATAGGCAAAGTGTTTCTAAAACGCATAGTAACTATCATCAGTGTAGTACTCCTGCCTAATGTGAGTAGTGGCATACCTAATGGCATCCATTGCATCATCCCACATCTTGACAGGTTCGTCAGTGATCATGTCACCTACTTTCTTCCACTTGTAATTTTCATACTCTTTCCTGATAGCCTTATCATCCTGGCATAGCACTCCAAATGTCTTGATGTTGTCGATACCTTTCTTCACCACCTTGTTTGCGTTCTGCACATCATACCCTGCATTGTTCAGCTCAGCTATTATCTCGGGCCGTGCATAGTCTGCCACAATGGTCACCGTCTTTTCTACGTTGAATGACTGCATCTTGTCTATGAGCATTGGAGTAGTGAGGTAGCTCTCATATATCACAGGCTCAATGTAGATGTCATTGTCACACCAATAGACACGCATGAGTGCAGTGGGGTGATTGTAACCAAAGTCCAACCCATAGACATAGTTGACGAACCTAGCAGGGCGGTGTGGAATGAATGACCAATTGCTGTAGATGTTACTCTTGCTGATGGCTTTCTCACCCAAGGCATAGATTTGATACAGTGCCTCATCTGTTCTCTTGAGGTCCTCTATCTGAGCTCTGATACTCTGAGGTAGGAATGGGTTATCTTTGTAGGTAGATTTGATAAGCACACTCTCCTCAGTTGGTAGCTCATACAGCCATGAGGTGCTTTCACTTGGGTTGTAGTCAAAAATAAGCTTAGACTCTGTTCTCATGTTCAACTGTGTGAAGTCATCAAAGTATAGCTCATTGGCTTCGTTACACCATGCGATGTCTCTTTTCCTACCCCTAATCTTCTGCTCATCATCCACACTAAAGAACTCCACAATGGACCCATTAGGGAACGTGTAGATGTGCTCACTCTTGTTGTGGTCCTCCACTGAGTAGATGTTCAGCTCCTTGAGTATCTCAATGAAATCTCTGAGCACTGTAGCCCTCAAAGCAGGGAACGTCTTTCTAATGATAGATACTACCTTGTTGTTGTTCTGGAGGCAGTAGATGATAACTAACTGACAAAGGCTGTAGGTCTTGGAGCTCCTGCTCCCTCCCTCATTGATGACAAACCTAAGGCTCGGGTCATTCAGTGCCTCATAGTTTTTCTCAAAGATTACCGTGCTCTTTATTTCCATTCATTGCTATTTGGTAGGCATTCATTAGCATTGCCATCTGCCTGCCATCGGTAGCTACTGCCTGTCTATCTATCCTTACCTGGACTCCCTTAAGTCGGTAGATGTAATCCTCCACCACAGCACACATGAAGTCAATCTGCATCCGGTCTTACTATGGTCACCTTGATGCTGTCTATCTTCTCTCCCTTGGTTGTGGTGTCCACTCTCTCAGTTAGGTTGTTCAGTCGCTGAGTAATGGATGCATTGTACTGCCCTGTCATCCCTCCCTCGATTTGGTCCATGCGGATTGCCTCCTCTATGCGTGAGCAGATTGTCGTATACGCTGAATATCTCCCCTCGTAGTTTGCAAAATAATCCTGGACACTCTGCCCTTTATCTGCTGCAAAAGTCCTGAAGCCCACTTGAGTAAGCGGTCTCTCTAATGGAACTGCTGTAGCTTCACCTGTCTTAGTAGATAGGGAATAGGAGTACCTAGGGTTCTCCTTGCACCATCTCTTGTAGGCCTCAAATAGATCCCACATTGCTTCAGGGGTCTCGATGTGTTTAGGCCTCATTAGACTCGTTTTCTACTGCTTTGTACTTCTTGCTCTTAGGCTCAGCCTCTTCAAAGAGATAGCCTAACCCTACCGATGTAAGGTGCTCTGCCTGTTCAGCTGTTTCCTCTGTTACTGTGAATGAGGTCTCAAACCCCAACGGACTGTACCTGGTCACATACTGACCTAGATACTCATTTTTAACTTTCTTCATATTCTTGTGTAAATAGCCATGCGTAATAAAGTATGACCCAAATCCCAAAGGCCCTGCTTCCATAAAAGTAGTTATCTCTTATTAGGAATGCTGCACCGGTCAAGGCAGTGAATGTAGCCAAGATACTAATTATTTGAGATAGTCTCATACCTATATTGTAGTTTGCGTAAATTTTGTTTAATTTCTTTAATCAGGTAATGAGCTGAGGTAACAGGAATATCAAAGTACTTAGCCATTGCTCGAGCTGTGGTGTATCCCTTGTCAATGTATGCCTCAAATACTATCCTGTGCACATGGTCATCTATCTGACTGCGGTATATCTCAATCATCCCCTTGTGAGTGCTGTATATCTTATCCTCCAATATCTTAGCCTGCAGGTCCTGTTCATCATCTACCTCATCATTGCCATTGTACTCCATGGAGGTAACACGATCATCCTTGTGGCTCAGTGACGTGTTCCATAGTATCTGATATTTGATGGTGTTCAGCAGGTAACTCTTCACCTGGTCCTCGGTCTCAGCATCCTCATTGATGGTTAGCACATGGAGGTATGAGTTATTGATAACTGTATCCGCCTCGATATTGCTCCCCATCTTAGAGAGAAAGTACAGTGTGTAAGCCCTGACCTCATCGAAGTGGTTAGTGATGTACCTGTCTAAGACTTTTTTCATACCAATTCATAAAGTCCTTATACCACACTTTCCTCCTCACAGATGCACAGAAACACTCCCTTGGCTGTGGTCCATCGTATTTGACCCTTATCTTGTAGAGCTGAACGCATGAGTGCTTAGAATACTTTACAGCATCTGCAGTACTATCTATCGAGTCAATGAGCTCTATGTCAGTTTGTTCAAACATAATTCAAGTAAATAGGCACCCAGTGCTGCCTGACATGCCAGGATAAAGTCCTGATGCCATGCCAATGTAAGCCAAAAGGCCACACACTTACTGCAACTCAATGCATCTAGTAATGGTATGGCCCATGTGCCTGGTCTTAAAGACATGTATACCCATGTCAAGGTTGCTTGCAGTGGTTCAAAATTGCACCACCACCATGCCAAAGGTATCAATGTTAGGAGTTCCATTGCCTCAAATATACTCTAAAAAATGAGTCATAGATCTCCGTGCCTACATTTTTTCCCCTCATGAAGCGGTATAGCTTGGCATAGTTGACATTCATGTCCTCAGAAAGATG